AACATCTGCAACTACGGAAGTTGCCAAGTAATCAATATCATAAGAACTTTGAACCCGTGGTGCAATCTGCATTGCGAAGTAAACCGCTTCACGTTTGAAAACGGATGCTGTCTCATCGCCTGTTCCACCGTCGTCGTCCCAGTCAGTTGATACGATGACGGGCATACCGTATACGCTTCCAACTTTACCAGAAACCTGACCAGCTTCATCACCACGTTTGTCGAAATGGACAAACTGGTCAAGACCTAACAAGTAGGAATAGACTTCAGGTGAGGCATAAAGCCAAGTATCGCCATCAGTATAATCCATATTAGCACTCAACATTTTAACCAAACCTGAACGCAATAACGATGCGGTTAGTTGGTTGTCTGTGGAAAGTGCAGTATCGTTTCCTGTGGCGGATTGAATTGTATCTACTGCAATGTAGTTTTCAACTTTCTTTGCAATAGCGTACCCCATTGAACGAGCATACATAGCAAACAAATCAGCAGACTCTTGTACTTTGACAATGTCTTCAATTCGTTTAGCTTCGTAGTGGTGCTGGTCTACTGAAAGGTCGATTTTACCATCTGTGTTTGCAGAGTAACTGACTGCTGTGTCCGCAGATTTAGCGGCGGCAGTTTCTTCAGTTACTTTAGGGATATGCAATGTATCCCCTCCGCCTGATAACATACTTGAGAAATCGGTTACTTGATTTCGGAGGCTGAATTTTGCTTCAGCGTAATCCAAAATAGCATTTTGCCATAGCTCAGGTATGAAATTAGCGGCAGTTGAGACTGTGATGTTAGCCATTTAATGACCCCTATCTTTTGTAAGAATCCAAGATATTTGACCAATTACTACGTTTATCTTTCATATCCATTTGTCGCCAAGCATCCTGTGAGATATTGGTGTCCACTGTCCCTGCACCATCAGGTGGATTAGGTTTAACGGATAATTCATCTACGACGTTTAAAAGGTCTGATGTACTCAAATTCTTAAATTTTTCTTGTTTAGATTCAGAAAGTCTGCTCAAGGCTTCTTCTCGTATCTTACCATCCAAGGCATCATATTTTTCCTTGAAAGGCTTGTAAGATTCAACTTCCTTCTGAAGTTCGGCATTAAGTTCTTGCCATTTTTCCTGTTGAACGAGTTCTTCCTTCTTAGCATCTTCCTCTTTTTGCTTAAAATCTGCCAACTGTTCACGAAGCTCATTGCGTTGTGCTATGACCTCATTGAACCTATATGCTGGTCTTGTATCATTTTCTTCGGGTTTTGTCCCTTCGTCCATTTTTACGTCTGTATCGACTGATTCTGTTGCTTTTTCTTCTGACATTTTAAACCTCTTTAGTGAGTTAGTAAAAACGCAAGTAAGGTCTTGCATTAAATAGATACTATAATATATATTATAAATAACTATAATGCAAGAAAAAAATTACGACTTCAAAAGAAAGTGGTTTGAATATCTTGGATATACACCGCACGACGGTCAGTTAGCACTTCATTATCCATCAAAACCCGATGCAAGATTCCATGTTATGGTGTGTGGGAGGAGATTTGGAAAGACTTGGGCAAGTGCTATGGAAGCCACCTATGTCGCATCTCAGCCGAATAAGAGAATTTGGGTTGTTGGTATGTCCTACAAGAAGGCAAGGTTAATCTTCAGAGAAATATGGCAAAGAATGGTTGTTGGTCATCCCGAGGATATTGTTCGTTCATCTGAAAAGGATATGTATATTAAGTTCAAATGGGGAACAACTGTCGAGGGAATGTCTGCCGATAATGCCGACTCGCTTGTTGGTGAGGGGTTGGACTTCCTTGTGATCGATGAAGTTGCCAAAATGAACAAAAAAATTTGGGATATGTATTTATCCCCAACATTAGCAGGGCGAAAGGGAAAAGTAATCTTTATCACAACGCCCGAGGGAAGAAATTGGATATACGACTTATACAAGCTCGGAGAGAACGACGACGAATGGGAAAGCCACTCTGCCCCATCATGGATAAATCAGCATGAGTTCCCCCTTGGGTTAGAAGACCCTGCTATACTTGAACGAAAAAGAAATATGTCAAAAGAACTATTTGGACAAGAATTTGGTGCTGAATTTTCAATCTTCCAAGGAAAGGTATGGGACTTTAATAGGGAATTAGATGTCGGTGACTTTCCCTACGATAAAGACCTACCAACATATTGTTCGATTGACTTCGGATATAGGATGCCAGCAGTCATATTTGCACAAACCCAATGGATTGGAGACACAGAACACATAAGGGTTTTCGATTCTATTCTACACAAAGAAAATATTAAAACAGAAGATTTAATCAAGATGATTAAAATTAAAGGCTATCCAATCGTTTCATTTTATGGAGACCCAGCAGGTTCGAGTGTTCAAGGTCAAAGTGGGGCAGGTGATATGGAGATATTCAGGCGAAGTGGTATTAGAATTTTATGTATGAGAGATAGATTGAGCAGAAATATCACATCAAGTGTATCTTATGCGAGAGGATTCTTTGAGAGTGCCGACGGAACGAGGAGGGTTCATGTGGATAAGAAATGCAAGGACGTTATACAAGATTTTGAGGAATATCGCTATCCTGAATCAGAGGATGGAAAGCCAATTAAAGAAGAACCGATTAAAGACGGTTATCACGACCACGGGTGCGATGCCTTTAGGTATTTCATCACAAATAGATTCCCAATGAAAAACAAAGTAATGAAAAGGATTCAAAGATGATTGAACAATTAATTAAAGATAAATTGACCGAGGCAAAGCTGGGCAATGCTTTGAAAAAAAGGAAAGAGATTAGGAAATTCTTGAATTATTATTCAGGCACTTCAACCGAGTCGTATATTTCCGATTTTTTCACTGGAGACGCTTTCACGGAAATCCCGCCATCTTCCACAAATTTTACTCGTAAATTTATCAATAAGATAAGTAGAATTTATACCTTGGGAGCAAATAGGACTGTTGGAAATATGACAGAAACGTATAATAGTCTAATACCTACTAAGGATGTGCGAATGAAACATTCCGAGAGAATGACACGCTTATTGGGGACTATCGCAAATAGGGTATTCTGGAATAATGACAAATTCGATTACCGACCAATACACTATTTTGAGGCATATTTCGGTGAAGACCCATTCAAACCAGAAGCGATTATTTATCCATTGCTAAATAAAACATCTGATTTGTCAAATACAGTAGGATTGCAATGGGGCTATTGGGATGATGAAAAATACATCGTTCTCAATGAGGATGGTAAGCCCATTAGTGAGTCTGAAAATCCATACGGCATCTTACCTTTCATTTTCACTCATAGGGAAGACCAGATTGACTCTTTCTTTGTTGAGGGTGCAAGTGATATTATCAACTGCAATGAACAAGTGAACATTGGTCTTACAGAGATGAATCTCGGAATGAGATTTAATATGTTTGGGCAACCTTGGGTAAAAGGACTCCGTAGCGACCAGAATATGATGAGGTCTGGTTCTAATGAAATACTCGATATGGGAGACGAGGGGGAATATCACGTTACTTCTCCACAGGGGAATGTCGCTGAGGCGATAAATAACATCAAATTCCAAATAGAACTTGTGGCTTCTAATAATCATTTATGGATTCAATGGGCTGAATCAGGCGGTGAAGTGCCAAGCGGTATTTCATTGATGATTAAAGACCTTGAAAGGAAAGAGGATTATTTTGATGACATCGCCTTGTGGAGATTATATGAAAAAGATTTCTATGACGTGGAAAGAGTTATTGCGGAATATAACGGCATTATATTGCCCGAAGATTTCGGAATTGACTTTGAAGAAGTAGAATACCCAACCACAGTCCAAGACCAAATAGCAAAAGATAATTTCGACTTAGAACAGAATCTTATCACCAGAGCTAAAATCATGGTAAGGGACAATAAAGACCTAACGGTAGAACAGGCACAGGATATTATCAATGGCAACAGACAAACAAACGAAACGGAATCAAAACAATCAATCTTTGCTCAATTCCGTCAGGAAGCTGGACAAAATCAATGATATTGAGTTTGAATTGGAGGGAAATGTTGCTGAAATAATCAAAGACCCTACTGCTTGGGGCGAGCGTCAGGTGGAAAGACTTATCCTACAATATCAGGATAAATATTTTGAAGCAAAGCAATTAGGTGAGGAGTTTTGGGATGAAGTTAGAGATACGAGTAGGGGTTGATTTTAAAAAATTGGCAAATGAGATGCCAAAGATAATCGACGAGCAATTAGCAATTTCTGCTAAACAATCCGCAGAGAAAACAAAAGAAGCTATCAATAGCGGTAGCTTTGAGAGCCTAACGAAGAATACGATGTATATACGCAAAGAGGGACTCTCTCCCAACTCGGGCTACAAATCCACATTGTCTTCCAAGCCTCTCATTCATACTGGTTCGTTAGAAAAAAGTATTCAAGCGGAAGGTAATGTCTTAAAATTCAATGGGTACGGTGGAGTGCATCTGGATGATGGGGTGATAGCGAGAAACGGTTTTACAAACTATATGTATGCCAAGCATCAAAGGAATTTATCTGGTGCAAGGCGACCAAAGCGGGATTTTCTAAGAACCAAGCCTACCGATGAGGAAATGAAAAATAATCAAAAAAAATTCATCAATAAAGCCAAAAAAGCACTTCGACGTAAAACCCCACTTGTATTAAAATCATAAAATGAGTATATTATGCCAGAGAAATTAGATGACAAAGATAGAGAAATACTTTTATGGATTGCTCTCGGATTATCTTATGATGTCCGAATCTTCGCAGAAAGACTTGGACAAGAAGTTGAACGACTTGTACGAAGTGGTGTTAGTGAACAATCAATTATTGGGGTTCTTGATGAAGACTTTAGTAGGTCGGGAAGAATCTTTGGTGAGTTCAAAAAGTCAATTAAACGAGGAATTGTGGGAGGAATTAACCAAGCATTCCGCAGAAGCGGAGAAATGGGGCAAAAGTTAAGATGGATTACTGTCTCGAAGAATGTTTGCCCAGATTGTGAAAGCCGTGCTGGAGAACTTGACACTTGGGAAGGTTGGGAAGCAAGGGGAATGCCAGCTTCAGGGTGGAGTGTTTGTAAGGAGTATTGTTACTGTCAGCTAATGCCAGAATCTATTGATATGGACGATACCTTGAAGATATGAGAAGATTTAAAACAATAAGATGGATTTGCAATGAATGTGAATGGGATTGGGAAACATTGTCTGTAATCATTGACGACAACCAAGAAGTAGAACAATGCCCCTCATGTAATTCGTTCTATGTCCGAGAAGCCGTAACCGCACCCTCTGTTAAATTCAGAGGGAGGGGATATTACGAAACTGATTATAAATAGTTTCCGTCGTTGCTCAAGAGAGGACGACACAACACAAAACAGGAGTTACCAATGAAAGTAGCAAGAATACCAATTCATTTCAATCGAGATGAATTTCTAACACCCTTTGACACAATGTTTGATAAAATTGTGCAAAACCAATTCCCAAACTTCCAAAAAGAGTTTGGCATATCCTTTAAGCACGGTGCTTTCCCGAAGGTAGATGTTGTAGATTATGACGATTGTGTCGTAATCGTAGCTGAAATGCCCTCAATGGAGAAAGAACTACTCAATATCGACGTAGAGGATGGAGTCCTAACAATGAGTGGCGACAAACATCAATTAGAAGATGATGATGCTCGTTACATTGTGAGAGAACTTAAACATTCATCATTTAAGCGTTCATTTGAATTAGGAGATAATTTATCAAGCGATATATCTGCCAAATTTGAAAATGGCGTTTTGAGGATTGAGATTCCTAAAAGGGAAAAAGAGGAATCAACCAAACGAAGTATTAATATATATTAATTATCTTATATGCCATATAAGATATATTTGAACTGTCTAAAGACTGTATAACCTTTTATATACCTTATATACTTGTATATAAGGGGTTAGTCTGTATTTGATGTGGTTTTAGGGTTTTTTAGCATTCTCACCGAGGAGAGACATTGGCAAAAAGCCCTTTTCCATATCAAATCTATCGGTATACCCCCCCC